GCCCCACTCATCGAGCACGAGAACCCCGACCTCGGGCAGGGGCCCGTCCCAGCTCCCGACGTCGTGCCACTCGATCGGATCGTCCGTGTTACCTGTGGGCACGCACACGGAGACGTTGGTGCCGTCGGGGCGCGGCATCCATGGCGGCATACTGAACACGGTCAGCGGCGCGCCGCCGTTGGGATTTTTCGCCGGGATCATGAACCCGCGAATGTCCGGTGACGTGACCGTGGCCAGCATGAACACGATCATCGCGACGGGTTTGTTCAAGGCGAGCGCCAGCGTCTCGACGTACTGGCCCTGCGCCTCGGTCTTGCCGACGCCCGGCGAAGACGCCAGACAATAAGCGTTCGCGCGTTCCCCACGATCCAGCGCCGCGAGGTGGGTACGCAGGAGGTAGTCTTTTGCTCTAACGAGGTCCATTTGTTCCATCCGTAGGTTATGATTTTTTACTACGAGTAGTATTTCAATCTACCGCCCAGCCGGCGGCGATCAGGTCGTCGACGGTAGCAAAGGCGTAGGCTTGCTTCTCGGTAGACGGGTCGGGCACCATGCGGCGCACCCGTGCCTCGCGCACGGGGTCAAGAGGTGTGGTGGTCATGTCAGAAGCTCCATCCATAAGTTTTAACGTCTTGAGGTTAGTTGGTCTACCGTATGGTTCCTATATTTTTGACCTCCTGCGGATGCGGTTGGGCTGGCGCCGTGGCCTCGGCGAGATACCAGCTGAGAGCCACGGCGTATAACAGGAGCGCCGGCCACGCGACTAGGCCGAGGCCGACGTACCAGGGGGTCGGGCGCTTCACTTACGTCGGCTCGTTTTGTCGACCGCGATGACGCGGGCTTCGTCAAGAATTTCGACAAACATCCAGTCGGCGCCGTTTTGCTCGGCGTCGATCAGGGCCAGCGTCGCGGCTCTCTCGGCGCTATCGGTGTCGACGTAGACGGTCGCGACCTCAAGGAGAGTGTGGCGCAGCCGGACGGCGTATCGGGGCATCGGCCGTCTCACGTGTGAATGTCTACGAACAGGATCGCCCTCGGGTAGTCGTCGCCCTCGTTGGTCAGGTCGAAAGCGCGATAGTCGTAAGGCGTCCCATGCCCACAAAAAGGCGCACAGTCGCGACCGTAGTCCATACTGCTGGTGAACATGGAAAACTGCCGCGACCACTTGGTCCTGACGTAGTTGTCCAAGGAAAACCCGCCGGCACCGCCGGTGTGCAATAGCGACCCCTTGGCCCATAGCGCGGCCAGGCGAGGCGGGACTTCCTCGATAATCCGGTCGCGCAGCTGCTCGAAGCTCGACCAATATTCCGGGTCGGGCGCCGGCTCGCCGAGAGGCAGACCGATCGACGGTCTGCCGCCCAGCTCGAAGTCGGTCGCGACGCACTGCATCGCGAACAGGCGCGCCCGCTCCCAGCGCGTCTCCTGCGGCATCCCGATGAACTCGTTGCCCAGCCAGTCGCGGCCCCGGTAGTCGCCGGGGGTCGCCATAGATAAAGCCCTGCCGTCGGCCAGCACGACGGCTTCCTCCTGGTACCAGTTGTTCTCGTCGCAATGCCGCTCGGCCCAGGTCGACATTTCGGACGTCGCCTGGTTGATGATCTCCTGGTCACTGAGGTCGGTCGGGTCGAGGTCGATCAGGAAGGCATAGGTAGCGTGAGACATGATCTATTTCTCCGAGTTAAATTGTTGTTACTACGGGTAGTACGTCACCACGCCGCCCGCTGGTACTCGGGCAGATCGTGGATGTCCTCGACCTTGTGGTGGTCGAGCACGCGCCGCTCCAGCGCCTGCGATATCTCGACCAGTATCTGGTAGAGAGACTGCTCGGGCACGTCGCCCTCGCTGCACTGGTAGATAAGGCAGTGCATGGCCTTGAGGCTGTCGACGTCCGAGGGGACGCCGGGTACCGCCGGCGGCTCGACGTAGACGTAATCCGAAGGCGTCCAGCCGTCGGGCAGCATCTCGTCGACGGGATCGCCGTAGCGCTGCCGCACCGCCTCGATGTTGAGCTTGAATAGATCGCGGCCTAACCGGGTGCAGTTGCCGGAGGATTGTATCTCGAAGCCGCGCACCACGCGGTCCATGCAGTCGGTATCTACGACAAAAGCTGACATCAGGCTTCTCCGAGTTAGAGATAGTTGCTATATTTTTACTGCACGTAGTACGAGCCGGCGAGCGCTGGTGGCCCGCCGTGAGGCGGGGCCTACTCACGTATAGGCTTTGAGAACGAGGCTCGCGACGCCGGCCAGTAGTAGCGCGACCATCCACGTCAGGACGGTAAGGCGGGTCTCGATCCCGGCTATGCGGTTCTCGTAGACCGCGCCTTCCTCGGCCGCCTTGTCCGCCTTGTCAGGCGGCGCTCCGGCGGCGATCAGCGCGTCGCGCAAGGCGCCCAGTTGTAGTGCCATCGTACCTCCTACTTTCTCGACCGTCCTAGAATAGCCCGATAGGTCTCGCGGTCGAGGCGCTGCGCTTCGCGGATCGCCTCGCGATTTACCTCTCGGTAAATGTCGTTCGCTTGCTTTATGCAAGCGTTGCATCGTCGGGTCAGTGGGTTCCGACCGCATGCGGTCGTGTCGTGGCCGTGGACGCAGGTAGGCTTTCGCGGTTGTCCGAACATTGGTTCCATCCTTGAGTTATAGGTCTTATATTTTTACTACTGGTAATAGGCGCCGAGAGTCCAGCTTTGGACCTCGGCGCACTCTCGTTGTTACATTGACCAAATCGACGATCTGGTCAGGCAGTTGTTACGGGATCAATCGTTGACGGCGCGCGGATACTCGCACACGCCGAGGGCCAGCAAGCCGGGGCGCACGGCGACCGGGCACTTGTCGGGGCGCCGCCCGTCGTCGCACCGCGAGCACGTCATGTACTCCCACCTACCTCGACCCGCGTTCTTCTCTTTGTGACGGCGCAGGTGGGCGTCGAACTCGGCCGCCATGTCGCGCGGCGGGTTACTACCTGTAGTATCCATTATTTTCTCCTTGTCTCGACAACCCGACCCAGGTCGGCGTCGTAGGTAAGGTCAGTGGTTTTCTCGCGGTGGCGCAGCGACGTGCCAGTCACGGCGCCGCCGTCGGTCTGCTTTAGGGGCGCGACGTGGGCATGCACCGCGTCGAGCGCGACGTGAAACGGGCACGACAGCACCCACCTACCGAGAAGGCAGGCGGGCGCCGTCTGCCACAGCTCGACCTCGACGCCCTCGCCATTGGCGAGGGGGATAAGGACCGCGCGGTGGCTGCCGTCGGTCGCGTTGATAATCACTAGAACAGCGCCCTCGCCAGGGCGCCGAAGACAATCACGCTTATGACCGACGCGACGGCCATGAGCAAAGCGTAGAAGGCGTTACGAATAACGGTCATGTTTAAGCTCCTTCCCGAGTGGGGCCGGCCGGGTTGATCCCGACCGGCATTGGTTAAGGTACTACTGGTAGTAACTCCCGGCGGTGCCGGGGCGCCGTCGCCTCGTCAGGGCAGATACAGCAGTAACTCTGCTGCTCGCATCCGATAGCCCCTATATTCTCGACCCGTGCCGGGGTTACTACCACTCGCTAAGCTCGTACTACGTGTAGTAACGCCGACAATGTGGTGGTGACAGAAACAACTTGTGGCAGTGCCGGTGCCTGGTCGCCTCGCCACGACGAGGCTGCCAGGGCGCCGACCGGGCCGTTTTGTTTTTATTTGCATTATAGCACATATATTATTAAATGTCAAGTAAAATATAATACTAAATTAAACAATCTTGTTGTTCCCGACCGTCCCTAAGTATTTGCTAACATTGGCTTACGTCATCTGTTAGGTTGTTGATTGTCTGCAAAAGCAGCAGTACATAGACGACGTATTGGGGTACCGGCAGCTCGCCGCGCGCCCAACGATTGACCGTCGAGTCGGCGACGCCGAGATTAATCGCCAGCTCGCGGCGCGAGAAGTTTAGACGGTCGAGGGCGGCGCAAAACTCGACTGCGGTCATTCTCACGACCTCGGTTATTAGGTGATCGTGCGTGGCGCACGATACGACCTACCACAATGGTTTGCCGATTAGCAATCGTGCGTGGCGCACGTGCGTGGCGCACGAACGCAGACTGCCCGGTCTTCTATTTAGCATTCGTGCGTGGCGCACGTGCGCCACGCACGAATGTAGATTTCTGCGGACTTCTATTTGGCAAATAGGATATTCGACTGCGTATTTAGGAAAAATGAGGATGATACCGGGTCCGGAGGGTTATTTGCCTCGTCGCGCCGTGGCGCCAAGCTGTTGATATGCAACGATGAAAATAATTATTCTAATTATCCCTCCGTTTTCCAGAGGAGGGGGGTGTATTTACGCACCCCCGACGAACTCGAACTCGATTTTGCCTCGCTCGCACAAGGCCCTTGTCCTAAAAACAGACGGTTAATAGGGATAATATAAATATAATAATAAGATAATATAATATATAATAATAATATGTAGACTTTAGAATGCTTTCGCCGTTTTCTGAACCCTCTAATTCCCCGCCTCCGGCTCAGAACCCCATCGGGAAAGCGGCTGGATGGCTTAAAACTAAGCTGCTGCGCTATTACTACAAGTAGTAAGTTTAGCTACGGCATTGGTTTTGCGCGACAATCCGACGAATAAGGCACGATTAAGGCTTGTGTGTCTTTTTGTAAACTGTGCGAACGGCTCGCAACTAGAATGCTAACCTATTGATTTTGCTGATACACGCTCCAATCCGGCGAAATCCGGCGTCAATCCGACGATTGCGTCCGTTTGGGTATACCGTAGCGAGGCAGTGACAGTGAGACACTTTCCGCGTCTCGTTTGGGTAGTAAATCGGCTTATGGTACTGTCACTTCCGTTGGTCTAGATCCAATCGAGACAAACGACACCAGCGACACCAGCGACACCAGCGACACCAGCATGCCATGCGCCGCGTTGTGAGAGTCACCAGATAGGGTAAAAGCGTCGGGCGGTACTACCCCAGCCAAAAAGCAAACAGGCCGCTTGGCGGCCTTTGTAGCGGCTCTGTCGCGGTCCGGCATTCGGGCAAAGAAAAGCCCCCGCCGGTTTCCCGGCGGGGGCTTGTAGGTAGCGGCTGCTACTTTGCAGCCATTGCGGCCTTCACGGCAGTGATTGCGGCCTGCGTCGCGAGAGCCAGAACGTCGTCAAGCTCCGCCGCCGCGTCGATTGGTTCGCTTGCGGCTGGCGGCGCAACAGTGATCGCGTTCTCTTGCACCGATACGCGCGCGGCGGGTTCCTTCACCAATTCCGCCGCCTTCACCTTAGCCAGCGCCGACACGATCGGCGCGAAGGTCTCGGTTGCCTTGTACTCGTCAGCGAGTGCCTTAACGCTCGCGATGATCGCGTCTACCTTCTCAGCCGCAATGTCACTCGCGGACTTGACGGGCTTCGCGGCCGCAGCCTTCGCAACGTGTTTCACCACGTCGGCGGCGGACTTGAACGTGATCGCTGGCGTTGTCTCGGTGCGCTTCGCGTCACCGCGCCCGACGGTCTTCGTCTCTGGGATTGCGAGGCGAACGTGTTTCACGATCATGTGGTGACGGCGCTTGTACTCGTCACGGAGCGGCGTTGCGGCGGACTTGTCCGCCTCAATCGCCTTCGTCTCGGCGTCCCATGCCGCCGCCGCCGTCGCGATAATGTGCGGGACTTGCGCGCGGCAAGCCGGGTTCATTGCTTGGCGCAATTCCGAGCGCAAGGTGTTCGCGGCGGTTTCGGTGTGGCGGTTGCCAAACGCCGCGACAATCGCGCTATCGAGACCGAGTTTGATTTGATCTTCGGACCAATCGCCTTTGGTTGCGGCTTTCGACAACGCGAGCATTGCCAACTCGCGCGCGCCGCTCGCTTCCTTCACCTTGCCTTCGTACGCGCTGAAAGCATCGTCACGCGCCGTCGCGGCGGACGTGATTGCCTTCACCTGGTCTGTAATCGCCTTCGTGATCGCGGCCTGTGCGGCGATGCGCGCGGCTTCCTGCGCGTCGGTAGCGGCGGCGGCGGTTTCGTTCTTGAGGATCTTGGTTGTCATGATTGGTTATCCGGTCCGAGTTACGAGCACAAACGCTCACTAATGCTCGCTCGTTTTAATGTCTCAGTAATACCCTCGATTTGTTACTACGTGTAGCAACTGTCACCGCGCAGACGGGGGCGCCCCCACCCCCCGGGGGTAGCTGTCCAAGGGGGGTGGCCACCACCCCCCCGCGCCCCTAAAGTGCCAGGACGAGAACACCAAAATCCAAACCTAAATACGACACCTCTGCGTCACGGCATCTCTGCGTGACGGCGTCACGGCATCTCTGCGTGACGGCGTCACGGCGGGGGTAGGTGGCGGCGCGACGGCGTGAGAATATCGTTCCTATACCCTCGACTCGGCGCGACGGCGTGGGTACAGTACCGTACATCCACGGAAGGCCCCCCATGATCACCGTCCGCATGTGGCCCGAGGAGAATACTCGGACGCCGGAAAAATCCTGCTTCTACACGGCCGAGACGACAATCGACGGCGTGACCTATTCAGGGCCGCTCCCGCATGGGTGCGTCGAACGAACTAGCTCGTGTTTTGGTTGCGGCGGGCGTTCCTGACGCCACGATGCCGGTCGAGCAGATCGGGATAGCGGGGCACCTGATCTGGAAATCTTTCCACTAGGCGGCGCTGTGGACTTACGAGGAAACCGCGACGGTCCCGCTACGCCGCATCCTGTACGCCAAGGTCGAGGCAGGGCGGGAACGCCTGCGTGCCCGTAGAGGTGGGGTGCAAGGCCAAAAACAGGGGGTCAACCGTCGAGTCGGGCATACCCCTACCCGAAACCGTCTCCGACGACTAATTCCCGCCGCCGCCCTGCCCGCTAACGACGCGATTGACTGTAGCGCGAGAGCCACAGGGGGTCGGTTACCTGATTGCTTTCCGACACACACGCGAAAACAAATACGAGCCATGCCGGTAGAATCCGCATCGCTCGCCGCGAGGTGCCCTACGATGCCCGACACGATTCTATATGAACAAAACATAAACGTTATCGAGCATCGGGAGGTCGCGAAAATGGTGCTTCACACGGTAGACGGCCTGCTCAAGGTCGCGATCGTCGCCTCGACCGTGCTCGGTGGCGCCGCCGCCCGCCCCGGCGCCCTCGCCAGCTTTTACCAGTACCTCGCCCGCGCTGGTGTCACTTGTGTTATTCACCTCGGGCAGCTGCTCGGGTCGAGCTGGCGGCCGACCATCCGTCACCCCCTGTTGGACTACCCCGCCGTCACCGGTGTGACGACATTTCATTACCCGGCCGCCTGTCCCGGTTGCTCACCCGTCGGCGCGCTGATGCACGCCGCCGGCCGAGACGACTGGGTCGAGCTGACGGAACCGCGTCTGGACGTCATCGGGCCGGACGGTACGGCGGTGAAATGTCACCTCGTGCTGGACCCGGTATGCGCGCGCTTTGCGGCGGCGATGAGTGTTTGGACCGTCGCGACCCGCCGGAGTTTTCGTGAGTTCAGTGGCGGCTACTATACCGTGCCGCCCGATTCGCTGTTTCTGTTCGGCGGCAACCCCCGCCCCGCGATTCGCCGGAACGTCGACGGTCGGGTCCTGATCCAGTCGGGGTCGCGGTTCCACGGTCCCGGCGCGACCGCTGCGATCCTCACCCTGCCAATCGAGCCGGCCGGCCTGATTCGGGACCGCGAGTGCCAGCTTGAGACGTGGTACGCCGCCTAACCTATAGGTTTCGGCGCCCGCGCCGTTCGCGCGGGAACCGAAGCTATTTGATAATGGTTTTAATCTAGGCTAAACCCCCTGCGGCGCCCCGCCGCACCCTAAAAACGCAAGCTATTAACCATTGTTATAGAACCTATAACCTGCATCTTGTGTTATACCCCCCGCCATCGGGATATAGGAGGTATAATTGCTAACGCCTTTAAAAATACAACTTCTCTAGGCAAACCGTCGCTAAACTGCCACAAAATAGGAAAATATAGTCTCCATATAATAGCCACTAGATTCTGACGCGACGCGGATTTAGGGCTAACGAAGTCGGGTCCTGGTCATGGGCTAACTCGGAGAATTTACAGATGGCTGCCCGCAGAGGGCCGAAGCGCCCGCCACCTCCCAAGGTTAATCTACCAACCATCTCGGAATACGCCGTTGAGCGGTTGGCTAACGTGCTGCGCGAGAGGTCGCAGTCCCAGCGACTGCCGGACCAGACCGCTCGGGTGTTGGTCCTGTTTGTCCTGATGTGGCAGTCGTCACCTCCCATACCGGTCCCCGACCGCAAACAGATCGCCGAGCATCTTGGTGTCAGTGTGCCGTGTGTCGACGTGACACTGTCGTACCGCCAGGGTACAGGTGACATATCCATCGCGTACCAGACAGTGCGAGGTAATATAGGCGGCAGACTGCACTCGACCGTGCGGCAGCGCTTCGCGATCCCTAGCGACGAGATATGTAAGATAGTAAATAATGCGATCGCCGCCGAGGCGACGGCAACGACGGTCGAGACGGCCAAGGCGACGCCCTCTGCGCCACGCAAGAAAAATAACCCATCGTCAAACAACCCTGGCAACCCCGGCAACCCCGAAGGCGCTTTCGTACCCGTCGCGGAACCGGCCCTCAACTCCAGCATAGGCTGCGAGGTACCCGTCAAAAAGAGAAGGTCTCGTAAAAAGGTCGCAGCCTAAAATCTAACGCCCTGCCTCGTCGAGTAGACGCCTGACGACGTCGCACGGCTCGATCACCGACAGCAGCCGGCCGTCGGCCAGCCACAAGACGCAGTGGGCCGTGGCGGGCGACAGCTTGTGGGTGTTGGGCGGCGGCGCGGGTGCGTGCAGCCCGGTGACGTGGGGGACGACGATAGATACCTCGCCGCCGTCGGCCCGGTGCAACAGCACCATGGCGAGGGCCGCAGCTATCAGGGGCCCGTCCACCCCCTCACGTCCAGCCGGCGGCGCTGACGTGCTCTTGAGCCATCGGGCGCTGGGCGTACCTGCGCTCGCGCATCAGCGCGCGGCCGGTCAGGTTCATGCTTGTCCCTAAACAAAAGTATTGCAGGCTGTCGACGATATCGCTCCAGGGATGTAGTTTTTCCGGAAGGTCTTCTATCTGACCGTCGCGCTTCCTTCGGTATCTGTATTTGTTGCCCATCGCCTGAATCAGGGTCGGGCAACCTACCCTCGATATCTGCAACGCCGGCTCGCCCATTAAAGTCTGTCTTAACAATCTGTCGACGGCGAGCAACCTTGGTTCGATCGCGTTGGTCGAGGCGGGGTACGCCATAAACCCCTGTTCTTTCAAAATATCAAAATTGGTTTCTTCCGAGAGCTGCGACTTGGCGGCGCCCGCCGGGTCGCCGACGATAAATACTCGCCGGCCGGCAAAGGGCGGGGCCAATAAAACAGGCTTCAGATGTTCCTCGACCATCTGGATGAGCCCCATGCTCTCCGTCACGATTTCTTTCATAATTATGGCTCTGCCATAATTGTCGTGCTGGCCGATGACCGCGCATGGTGTTCTTCCAAAGTCCATCCCGACCATCACCGGCCGCATCGGGTTTACGACTACGCCCATATCTTTCACATGGGTCGGGGCATGAAACGTCCTTCTGAATACCGCCTGGCCGGCGTTGGAAACCCCCCACTGCGCTTCGACATGGACCGAGCACCAATCCGGGTCTTTATCGCTCATGAGTTCGTCGTAATAGCCTTCGGGAAGGTTCTCGACATTCTCGGCTTCCGCCGACAACCCGGACGGCTGCTGGAACAGCTTCCACGCCGGGTGCGGGTTTAATACGGTCCGATCGTGATAAGGTGAATCGGTGTCCCAGGGGTTGGTGTCTGCTATAATTCCTCGTCGTGCCGCGCCGCCAAGCGCCTTGGAAGGATATCTTCCGCATCTTCCCAGTAGCGGCCGCATGATGTCGAAGGGTACTTCGCGGATTTCGTTGATCCACGCGCCCGTCAGCTGCAAGCTGAGCAACCGCCTCACGTCCTCCTTCGAGTCCAATGGCAACAGCATCCAGTCCGAGTGTAATCGGGTACCGTCTGGTAGCGTCAGTCGAAACTGGATGGTCGAGTCGGTTGTGTAGTAGTGTGCCATACCCGCCAGGTACGACATGGTATCTGACAATACCGTCTGGCGCAGTTGTTGTAGAGTATTACGGATCAGGGCAAACCGAGTATACCGGACACCATTATGGGCCGGTTGGCTGCACGCCCACCTCATCAACTCCATTATGCATCCCATCGTCTTCCCAGATCCAAGTGGGCCAACTAAGACGCGGATGCGGGCCGGGTCGTGCATAAAGCGTTCGACGGTCGGCGGCGGCAGGTAGTCCACGCCTATACCTCGTCGTCGACGTCTTCGACGTCGACCAGGCCGAAGGCGCCGCTGCTGTCGGCCCAGCCTGTGCTCGTACTACTGGTAGTAACCCCAGTCCCTGTTGGCATCGGCGGCCCGCCATCCGTCGCGGGGTCGGCGACGAAGCTCAGCTTCTCGGGATTCTCGCGAAACAGGATGTTCAGGGTGAACGCCGCGCCGCTGCCTGCTTTGGCAGCGGCTGCCGCCGCCCCGGACCCGTCGACCGCCGCGACCCGGCTAAGCTGCTTGAAGGCGTCTATCCGTTGCTGGGGCGCCACACGAGGGTCCATTGCGATCAGCGCGGTCGGCGCAATCAAAACTTCAGTAGCTTGTAGGGCCTTCAGTCTTACCCGCCCCTCCGACCCCTCGTCGCTCTCGATCGCCGCCCGGGCTTTTTTGATGTTCGCCACCACCTGCGGGTGGTGGGCCAGGTAGCGCCGCAGCCCCTTCACCCCGATAAACCCATATCTCGCCGCGATCGTCTCGGGCGGATGGATCTTGGCGGCGAGGTCGTATTGCAGTCTTAGGATCAGCGCGTCGTCGAGCGCCGGGTTGGGGTCGAGTGTGTCGCGGTCGTCGTGACCGCCGATGTCTTGCCCTCGGTCTTGGTCACGTCCGCGTGCCATATATAAGGCCCCGTCATTAGCTCAAATACTAGGTGTTGCGGATCATACCCCGATTGGTTAGATTTATAGGAGCTATATTATAGTGACTTCACAGAGGCGCGCCGTTGCCCGCTGCGATCCCGGGTCAGACTTCAAGTTCGCCGCCGACGAGCGGGCGGCGGGCGCCGGGCTTTCTGCGTGTCGTCAGCCCCGCCCAGCTCGATGCCCAAGAGCGCGATCGGCTCGCCCAGACCCAGAACGCACAAGCCCGCCATCGCGCCGACGACTTGGGCAACTACATCCGGAACCGCTGGTACGGCTTTCAGAATCACCGCAACAGCGGCTCGAACGCGATCAACGACAGACTCCTTCGGGCGCAAAGGATGTTCGAGGGCCAGTACGACCCGGGCAAACTGCGCGAGATCGAGAAGTTCGGCGGCAGTATCGTTTACTCGCGCCTGGTCGCGGTGAAATGCCGGGGCGCCACGTCCCTTCTGAGAGACGTCTACCTCGGCGCCGACCGGCCCTGGACCGTCGACCCCGAGCAGGACCCGCCGGTCCCCGCACAAGTCGCGGCGACGATCGCCCAGATGGTCGCGGCGCAGGCGGCGCAGAGCGCCGCCCAGGGCCAGCAGCCGGACCCTGAGCAGGTTCACACCCGCTACGTCGCGATGATGCACATGGCGCAGCAGGCGGCCAAGCGCACCGCCACCATCCAGGCCGACGCCGCCGCCGACCGCATGGACGAGATCCTGCGCGAGGGTGGGTTTTATTCGGCGCTGGCGCGCTTTCTCGTCGACTTGCCGCTGTTTCCCTATGCGGTCATCAAGGGCCCGGTGGTCCGCATGGTGCCGAAGCTGGTGTGGAACCAGCGGCGCCCATCCCTCCAGACCGTCCCGCAGATGTGCTGGGAGCGCGTCGCGCCGCAGGACTTTTACTGGGACCCAGGTGCGCAGGAGATCACCAACGCCGAGTGTATCGAGCGCCAGCACCTCACCCGCAACGACCTGGTCTCCGTCATGGACCTCCCCGGTTACGACCAGGAGGCGGTTCGCGGCGCCCTCACCGACTACGCCGCCGGGCTGCGGGATTGGATGGATAGCCCCGATGTCGAGCAGGCGCTTCTGCAAGCCCGCGAGTCCCCCAGCCTCAACACCTCCCACCTTATAGATGCGGTCGAGTATCACGGCCTGATGCAAGGCCAGATGCTTCTCGAAAACGGCATCGACCGCAGTCAGATACCCGATCTCGATCGGGAATACATGGTCGAGAGCTGGGTGGTGGGCCGGTACACGATCAAGACCCAGATTTCCCCTAGCCCGCGCCAACGGCATCCTTACTACGTCAGCAGCTTCGAGAAGGTGCCGGGGACAATCGCCGGGCACGGCCTCCCGGATATCCTCGAAGACCTCCAGGAGGTCGCCAACGCGACGCTGCGCGCCCTCGTGAATAATTTGAGTATGGCGTCCGGGCCGCAGGTGGTGATCAACACCGAGCTGTTGGACCCGACGACCAACGAGGATTCCCTTTACCCCTGGAAGCGCTGGAAGGTCTTCTCGGACCCGATGGGCGGCAATACCAACCGCAAGCCGGTTGAGTTCTTCCAGCCCAATTCCAATGCCCAGGAGCTGATGACGATCTACGGGTCGATCAGCTCGCTGGCCGACGATATCAGCGCGATCCCGCGCTACACCACGGGCGAGTCCCTCAAGGGTGGTGCGGGACGTACTGCGTCCGGTCTTAGCATGTTGATGGGCAACGCCCAGAAGGTATTGCAAACCGTCGCCGCCAACATCGACGAAGACGTCATTCGAGGCGTCCTGGAAAGCCTCTACGACATGGTGATGCTGACCGACGAGACCGGGCTGTTGTCGGGGTCCGAACAGATCCAGGTCAATGGCGTCGTGGTCGCTCTCCAAAAAGAAACCGAGCAGCAGAAACGCCTTCAGTTCTTGCAGATCACGGCGAACCCGCTCGACGCCAAGATCGTCGGCGACGTCGGTCGCGGCCGGGTGCTTCGCGCCCTCGCCGGCGACCTCGGGCTGCCCGACGACGTGGTGCCCGACGACGAGCAGATTCAGCAACAGGTCCAGGCCGAGAAAGCCGCCCAGACCGCGATGATCCAGCACAACCTTCAGCAGCAGCAAGCCGAGATGCAGTTGAAGGCGGCAGCGGTCGCGATGAAAGCCAACGGCGCCGGCGGCTCCGGCGTCGGCACCCCTACTACCGGTAGCAACCTCATGGCGCCGCCCGGCGCTGGTCCGGCGGCGGCCGCCCAAGGTTCGCAGGCGCCGATGCCGGGGCCTGCGTCCCTGTCCGACCTCGCGCCGCCGGTTAACACCGTCGGGCCGGCGTTACCCGGACCCTGAAGGAGATTCAGATGAACGGCACCTACGAAAAGACCTCGGCCGGCGACGCTTTTCAAGGCGACCAATACGGAGACGGCACAGTGAAAGCACAGACCAACAAGATCGAAGGCGGCGGCACCTCCAACCCCGGCGGCCCGACCGCGTCCCCCAACCGCTACCCCAAGGGCAAGGCGGTCTCGACCGACGCCGGGCGCCTCAACCCGCGCAACGTGCCGGCGACCGAGCTTTATGTCGGCGGCGTCGGCGACACCGACGAGAACGAGTGATGGCTCGCAGCCAACCGCCTGCGCCGCCGGTTGGGCCGGCCCTGCCGCCGCACCTTCTCGGTGGAAATATGGCTGGCAGCCCCGCCAAGGGTTTTCCCGACCCCATCGGCAAATCGCGCTCGATGCAGAACATGGGCAACTACACCGGGCAGCGCGCCGCCGGCATCACCAAGGGGATCGGCGGCCCCGAGCAGCAGATGGCGCACGCCTTTGAGGCTTACGGCAAGCCCAAGGCCAGCGGGTTGATTAGCCTATGATGCCGCTGCGGGCCGAGCTGGAGCGGTTGCTCCTCAAGCTGGAGGACATGCGGTTTGGGCGTAGCTCGGATCGGCTTCACGAGGCGGTCCTCGACCTGAAGCACGTCCTCGACTTCCACAAATCGTTGCAACAGCCAGCGAGTCTGCCGCGATGAGCTTGAGCCTTGGTTCCCAGGCGTTCGACGCCGCGCAGCGCCTCAAGCACACCGAGGACTGGCGCGTCCTGATGGGCGCGCTGTCCGAGCAGATGGGCCGCTTGATGCACTCGGCCGTCGAGACCGCGACCCCGGAGAATTGCGGCTACGCCCGGGGTGTGCGCGACGTCCTGTGGTGCTTCGAGATCATGGAGGCCGGCCCCAACGCCCCCTCGCGGGCGACGATCAAGCCGACCGTGCCGGTCCGGCCGCCGACAACCCCTGCGGCCGAGAACCCGCTAGGAAATGGGAAGACCAGATAGTGTCCGACGCAGCGACCCATAACACCGAGACGCAGGCTCCGGCGCCTTCTCCTGTCGCCGAGACGGCTGCGCCGGCGTCGCCGCAACTTCCTAACGGCGACGCGGGTTATCGCGTGCCGCAGGCGGTGCGCCGCCAGGCGCGCCGCGCGCATGAGTTGCAGGCCCAGCTCCAGGCCGAGCAGCAGGCCGCCGACGCCACCCAAGAGGCGGCGCAGGCACAGCAGCAGGCGGAACTCGATGGTATAGTTCCTATCGGCTCGCCGCAGGAGCAGCAGCAACAAGACCGCCAGGCGCCGCCGCCTGCGCCCCCGCAGGACGACTGGCAGCACCGCTACCGCACCCTTCAGGGCAAGTACGACAGCGAGATTCCGCACCTGCGCAGTCAGGTTCAACAGCTCGAAAACCTGATCGCCTCGATGCAGTCGGCGCCGCCGCCTCCAGCGCCGGCCCCGCCGGCCGCCGAGGTCGAGATACCCGAGGACGACTACACGACCTACGGGCCGGAGTTTGTCGACTCGACACGCCGCTGGGCGCGCGCCGAGGTGCAGCGCGACCTACAAGCTCAACAACAGCAGATCGCCGAGCTGCGGGCTCACCAGGAGCGGCAGTCGGAGAACCATGTCAAGGATCGGGTCCGCGCCGAGCTGGACCGCGACCCGGAGTTGGCCGGGCGATGGCTGTCGCTCGACACCGACGCCGGTTTTAATTCCTGGCTACAGGAACTCGACCCATTTTCAGGTGCCCGCCGCCTCGACATGCTGCGGGCCGCCTACGCCAGTGGGGACTCGCTCCGCACCGGTAGATTTTTCAAGGCGTATCTCCAAGAGCACACCGACTACGGGCAACCGGTTCCCGGTTATTCGCCCCAGACGCCAATACCGAACGGTAGTTACACCAACGGTAACGGTGCGGGACGGGTCGACCTGGCCTCGTTTGCCGCCCCGGGCCGCGCTTCCAACGCGACACCCGGACCCGGCGCTCCGGAACGACGCATCTGGACTAACCGCGACATCCAGGCGTTCTACGACGGCCGAATCCGAGGTCGTTACCGGGGGCGGGAGGCAGAGGCCGACCGTATCGAACGGGACATCCTCGCGGCGGCCGCCGAAGGACGCATTGCCAATGCGTAACTTTGGAGGCCATCATGGCTATCGCACAAGGCACACCCTATAGCGGTGTTGCCGCAAGTCCCGCCTATAGTGGCGCCGCCGCTGGCGGTGTGTTCGTACCGGAAATTTGGTCCCTGGCCAAATACGCGATCTGTTAGTTCGCAGGTAAACTGATCGACAAGTTCATGCTAGGACTTGATACCCCCTCTGAAAAACGGGAACCCCGCTGGGAACCCGATGCAAGCGCTTGCGCGCAGCAGCAGAGGCCGAGTGAGGGGGCGCCTGTTATTACGGGCGAAGCGACGGTCCAATGCGCCGAAGGCGCAGTGCTACGCAGCGACGGTTCTCGCCGCCATTTCCAACGTGGATCATCTCTAGGAGGTAGTCCGAATACTGGGCCTGAAAAACGGGAACCGAGAGGAACCCGCGGCAAGCGTTTACCGCCTAAGTACCTTGCTGGACTTCTTGACGCCGACGGTTCGATCTACATCCATGACCCCTGTCGTGGCCACAAGAGCTACGTTGCCTTCTCGTTTAGCAATAAACGGCGGGATTTCGTAGAGTTGGTGGCCAGCTCTTTGACGCCCCCTTCGGCGGCGACGCCGTGGGGGTCGATCTCGGGCAGCGACGATCATGGCTGGCAGTGGCGCGTCGTCGGGCAGCGTGCCGTGAACGTGCTGGTGTTCTTGCGGAAGTACCTCGTGGCACACCGCAGGATCGCCGAGGCAGCGGAGGCCCTCAACGGGTTGCCGTTTGCCGCAGCGCGGGAGCAGCTGGACGCGTTGCGCAATAACCCGCCGCCGAT